TCATTTGAGCGGTTGCTCGTCGGTAATCGTCAAAGGGTTAAACCCGTTGTAAAATTGAAATCTATTACTATGCTTTAACGACATATCTACAAACATAAATGGAAATTTGCTCTTCTCATTATCAAACACGAATGATAATAATTGAGCATTTTTTTTATTATCAAAAGGCATTAGTTCATTCGTAATAGAGTCGCTCTCCAGTCGGTTTTTGGGGCGGAAAAATGCTAAATGAGAACAATTGTTTCTTATCCCTGTAGGGTAATCTTTAAACTTCTGGACTAGTGAAATATAACTGGTGAATGCGTGGCGTCTATTTTGAATTAGCTGGACGAGTTTTTTTTCGCACTTTTGATTCCTCCTCAATTGTGAGCCTATATCGTCCATTATTACAATACTATTAAGGTCATCTTCTCTATTTTTATACAATTTTTCTTCTAACTCCATAAGCCCTTCCAGGGTTAATTCTCGGTATATCTGGTCGTCTGGGATACAACTAAACTTATCGTTCTTCATACTTTTTCCGCCGAGCGTTGGACTGATGATATAAATAAAATCAAATAATCTTTTATACGACTGACATAATTTTTTTTTTTTTGATTTCGTCATAATGCTGTATAACAAGGTGGTTTTTCCTGAACCTGAACTACCGACAATCATCATACTAAATCCGCTATAGTTAGGTAGGCAACCTAAATCATCTTTGGTAAGGGGTTTATCTAAATTATTTGGCGTATTTGAAACGGACATTTTTGGATTTTCCTTCTCGGTAATTGAAAGCATATAATATATGGCTATATTTATTCTTGTTCTACGGCTGGTTCTGCTTCCGCTGAAATAGATTTATCACGATGAAAGTTCGTTAGACTATGTGCTGACGAAGTCGCCTTCTTTTGCGTCTTCACTTTGCCTACCGCAGTATCCGTTAAAGACGCCGAAATTATATCTCCTTTTTGATGATGATGGGTAAGTTTGCTTTTGATTTCTTTTTTATCGGTAGTTGTTAATCCTTTCTTAAGTTCATTATCAAACGCCTTGCTATACCCTGTATTAAATGCGGTTGCTGATTTAGTATTTTCCCTAATAGATTTAGACTTCGCCATCATACTGGTAATTCCGCTGCCTCCTAAACTATGCCCCGTAAGATGCTTATCTTCGTCGCCGATGCCTTCATAAATCTTTTTCACTTTCTTCTGCCGATGCTTAAACTGCTTATCTGTTCCCGACATTCCAATACCTAATTTAAAATCGCTTAATAGGTCTTTTTTATTCGTAGGGTTCGTCCCTTTAACGACTACCACGTGATGTTTTCCATATGTTGTATCATCTCCTTTACTTTTCAAATGAGTAATTCCCCTGCTGGTAGATGCTACTTCATACCCCATCTTATCTATTTTTTTCGTCGCTTTTTTTTTGGCTTTTTTATCGCCATCTGCTAAATTATAATTCAGTGAGTTGAGTTTTGCTAATTGTGATTTAGTAGGCATATACTAAATAGAAATATTTTTAAATAAATCAGTAATCAAATCTGGCGGTATTCTATATCTTTCGTTTCTATTGTGTCCTCCTCCTTTTACATATGGTTGCGCGTTCGGTTCATCTCTATATTTTTCACGGGCGGCGGCGGTCTTAACTTTGATAATTTTACCATTTTCATTTACCACCATTTTATTCCCGCCAAAGTTCGCCTTATGAAGTTTTGTATTTTCCATTAAATTATCGCAATCATTTTTACATAATTTAGCATTAAATCCTTGAAGATTAGTCCAAATACGAGTCCGTTTTTTATAACCCCAATTAGAATACTTACAGTAATCAACATCATAAAAGGGTCGTTCAACGTAATTTTTCATAAGTCCAGTTTGCGGATTTTCCATAAAATAATATTTAGGTTTGAAAAAATCAATTATTTCTTCTGCTCTTCGCAATATAGGCAACCCTTGTTCCTGTATATCTTTATCCAGTAGTTCTTGAGAGCATATTTCGCCGTTATGACATTTAAGTTTTCTACCTATCCAAGTCCGTCTTAAGGCGGAGAAAGTATCGCAAGGTGGAGAAGCCCAAATAACATCAAAATCGCCTGGTATGTAATCCTTTTTATAATCCCATTTCAAAATATCGGTGTTAATATCGGCGCCTTTTAAATCTAATGAAACAACTTCCCACCCTTTTTCTTTAGCGATTTTTCCTATACTCCCGGTTCCTGAAAATAGTTCCAACAATTTCATATAGCTTAACATAAGATTAAAAAAGCACGCTTAATGGTTTTAGAAACTCCTTGTTATGGTATAGTTCAAGTTTGAATACGTCCGCCAATAGTTCCAATGCTGTATTAGAGCGAAGCCACTGATTTCCATCTGTTTTTTCAGTCCAGTAATCAATAAATCTGTTTAGAATGATGTATGTCAATTTTTTTACGATAATTGAATGGACGAATTTAGTCGCCGCTGGGTTATTACCACTTGCTGGTATTTCTTCCTTTTCCCATAGATTATCCTGCCCCTTGATATACCAACTCCCCTTTTTAAATACAAATGGTAATGTTTTACCTGATGCTAGTGTTTTTTTAACGAACTCTACGCAATAATCAATGACGAAGCTTTTTCCATCAGTCAATACATCACTCAATCCTTCTACATCGCTAAAATCAAAATTAATGTGTGGGCTCTTACGTAAGAAAAATGTATGTATATCTGGAGTATCGTTATACAATGGATTATCGTTCAGTTGTTTTTCAATATATCGTGGATTACACGTTTCATCTACAGGTTTTGAGTTGTTAATTGTGATAGATTGGGGTGGAGGCAAGGGGGTAGGCTGCGTCGGCGGAGTGTATGTAGGCGCTTGATTTTTCAATTCCATAAACATCTGCTTACATTCTTCAAAGCAAGATTTTAGTCCCGAAATCTCCTCAAAAAGCATATCAATACTTTCATTAGTATCGTCAGGCGTCGGCGTGGGGCTGTCGGGAGTAGGTGGCAGGGCAAGATTTTTTAGGTGCTTTGCTGTAGAGTTATGTCGGTCAAATTGGGTTTTGAGTGATGTGGTATATTTACAACATTCGCAAACATATACTGGCATATTATAAAAAGTATAAAAGGTTTCCCTTTATGTTGTTTTAGTTTCCTTTTTGTTGTTTTAGTTTCCTTTAGTTTCCCTTTAGTATAAAAAGTTTCCCTTTAGTATGAAAAAGTATATTTGGTATATTCCTGATTTACGGGCAATTATCCTCGTTTTTTGCTTATGTAGGGAGGGATTTTACAACTTTTAACAAGTGTTCTCTACATAAACGGCTATTTAGTTCCTTTTTCCCCTTTTTTTTTAATTTGTAAAAAAAAAAATGAAATAACGAGGGTAATTACTTGCGAAAACAGGGGTAGTGAGGTGCTGGATTATTTTTTTTGGGGAAAAAGGAACTCGCCTACACTCGCCTACATTTTTCAAAAAATTGAAAGCGTCAAAAGATAAATACCTACATATATAATAAGCAAATGGCGTGGCCCACTAAATGTAAGCACGGAAAGACGGAATATACCTGTGTTGATTGTAATGGGAAAGGCATCTGTATCCATAAGCGTAATAAAGCATACTGTAAAGAATGTAAGGGGAGCGGACTATGCGCCGAGCATTTAAAATGTAAGCGTGCCTGTGTTCTCTGCCATAAAAAAGCGGAAATTAAAATTGAGGAACAGAAAAAGGACTACAAACCCCCGATATGGCGGGGCGGAGTGATTATCCGCAAGTAAGACTATAAAGCATCTCTATAATGTATATTTTTTTTTACTGAAAGCGCATATTCTCGGCTGGTGTAATTCTGTTGGCGGGGTGGAACGCATCGTAGCCTGTCTTCTGCTGATACAAATATGAACCGTAATTTACTTTTAGACTACCAGATTCTAGCCCTAATGGCGTCTCGGGAGTAATAAATCCATTCGCTTTTAGATTAACATTGCGTCCGTGAGCACGTAGGGTTCTACCCTTGCTGTGTATATCTTCAAGACTAGGTTCTACTTCTTTCGGTTCGTAATATTCTTGGTCTATCTGGAAAAACTTACCTTGTGGGATTGCGAGTTGTGGTGGGGCGGGTGTAAGCACTGGTTGGGCGTAGTGTCGTTCAGCCATTATACTATATCGTTAGAAAAAATAAGATGACGAGCATATATATCCATATTTAGGAATGTTTCGTATTTTGGAATACACCATTGGGATTTAGGAACTGTATTTTTTTCGTGCGCCAGGCATAGCATAATATCATCTATAGAAGTTTCGTATATATCATTTAGCGATTTTTCAAGAAATGCTATACCTTCGGCGCCGTTGCCTGATGAAAATTTATTTTTATCTCCGTATGACTTTTTGAATACTAAAGTTGCCTCATTAAGCATATGTAGGTAAATACACCGCTGACGATATATTTTTTTCGTGGTTGTATCCATTATTAACATATCACTACTACCAGATATGGATTTACCTGATTTTATCAAATTAAATACTGACGTGGATAAATACGTAGGGCAATAAAAATCATCAGTATCCATATTAGCAATATATTCTCCAGAGCATTTACTTATTAAGAAGTTTCGTTTCTCTCCAATCGTCATACGTGGAACTCGGTAATACAATACTGTATATGGAACTGATAAAATTAATCTTTCATCATTTTCTCCATCATCGGCAACAATTATCTCATTGATTAAGGGGTAATCTTGTGATGTTATGTTAAGTGAAATCAAATCGCTAAATTTGCGTCTGTTATATGTCGGCACTATTATAGAAAGGCTCATTATGTTATTATATAGATATATATTAAATGGCTTCTTATAAGCTTGATACTGCTATTCAGTCATCTACTTTGTATTTGGATAGTTCTAACTGCGTAAGCCGTAGTCCATTTAAGTATAGTTTATCTACACCCATTACTTGTCCTACGGCTGTAAGAATGCTTGTAAGCGTAATTGGATTAACTATCCCTAATGTAATAAATAATATTACCGAAAACAATAACAAATTATCATTTCAAATCTTAACATCTAGCGGGACAAGTGTTCTCATATACACATTAACATTCCCGGTAGGTATATATAGCGCGTGGCAGTTTAGGGATTATATTAACGGACAAACTGTAGCCCCAGCAAATGCCGTTCAATGCGTATATGATGAAAAATCGTTTAAATTTTCTTTTGTATCCACATTTCGCTTTCAGGTATTTAATAATGACCTACGCCCTACCACGTGCGGAGCACTAATAGGCGCTGGTATAACTAACACTAACGAATATGATTACCCTATACTATATTCGTCTAGTCCAGCATATACAGTTTATATGCCTAGCACAGTTAATTTTATCCCTACGCCATATATTTTTTTAAAGGTAAATAGTTTCATCTTAAGCAACATCAATAGTAGTGGAGTAATTAATAATACATTACTACGTATCCCAGTAAATGCGAATTATGGCGAAGTCATAAATTATCGTCCCGCAGAAGTAAATAAGTATTTAGTAAATCGCAATAGTCTAAATGAGATAGAACTCGGTTTATTTGATGCTGATAATAATGCTTTAGCAATAGGTAGTGGAGTGGAACTACAAGCCATATTAAAATTTGAGTATATTAATATACCAGTAGCACCACAATATGATTTAGGAACAATACAGCATTACTTTAAGGAAAATCCCATAAAACCAACTGCTGATAATGATGAAGAAGGACTTGGTGATGTTTAATTTCTAACCCATATATATATGCTCTCTAAAGTTGGTTCAAAAACTCTACACAGAGCAGCAAAAATTGGAAACAAATCACTCCATACAGGTGCGAAAATTGGCGCAAAGTTTATTGACCCCGCAATGGCGGTGGCGAGTGTTGCCGCCCCAGAAGCCGCAGCGGGTCTTGCGATTGGTGGCGCAATTGCTAAACCAGTTCTTAAAACTCTTGAACGTGGAACACGATAAGTCCATTTAGTTCTTTTTAATCTATAATCAACCAGATTAAAAATAACATTAGGAATAAATTATTTTCTATTCGTATATTATAAATGAGTGATGCCGTGTTTAGTGAGTCCCTCGCATACAACCAGGTAAAACGTCGCGCCGTCAGCGCTCGTTCTTACCGCGTGAAAATCCCCCCTACTAACAGCACTACTTTCAATTCTGGTCAGGTAATTCAGCTGGATTTAGCGGGAAATCTAGCAGGAAGTTATTATGATATGAGTTCTATGTATCTTAAGGTGCGCGTGGCGGCAACAGGCAACTATACTCTAGACCGAGCAGGCGCTCTCGGTTTCATCAACCGCCTACAAATCTCTACCGCTGGAGCTCAAATTGCGGATATTTCTCGCTGGAATGTTCTAGCAACTTCTATGCTTGATACTGACAGCACTTGCGAGTGGAAAGCTGGTTATGGCGCAGTAATGCTTGGAACAATGGGTGATGCTCTACGTGGTCAGGCGGTTGCTGCTGGCGCCACTCGTGTATTCACTATCCCTCTAGTGCTTAACCCTCTTTTTAACACAACTCCCCACCGCCTTATCCCCGGCTTTTCTCTCTCAAGTATTCAAATTCGCCTAACCTTGGAAGATTCCGTAAATTGCGCTTTCAGTGCTGCGGCGAACGCTTTCACCTTTGACGAAGTGGAGCTTTGCGCGATGATGACCGAGCTTTCCCCTATGGCGCAGGCGCAGGTTGATGCCTCCACTGGCGGAAAATACAACATTCTTGCGACCTCATTTATGAACTCGGGCGCTGCTCTCCCTAACGCCGCCACTCGCCTAACCGCAAACCTCGGGTTCTCTATGTCGTCCCTTGAGCGTATTATCGCAATTCATCGCCCTAACGCAACCATTGATACCAGCGCTGCTTTCTCGCTTGGTAATCGCACATCTGCTACACTAACCCAGTTTCAATATTTGATTAATGCGGAAAGCTATCCCGCTCGTCCAGTCATCGTTGATGCTCAAGGCGCAGAATCCACCGCTGAAATGCTTATTGCCGACCACTCTCTCGTGGATTTCAGGAAAGGTTCTTGCTTTAACAATGGCGTGGTTGGCGCTCCCCTTGCTGCCGACGCGTGCGTTGGAGCCATTTCTGGAGTTGCGCCAGAAATCGCTAAATCTGCTTGTTTCACTCTTGGCGCTGCCGCCGTCGCTGGAACAACCGCTGGTTCAGCGTCTGCGGTTCTTCTCGCTGACCGCTCCAGCAACATTGGAACTTTCGTCATTGGAACTGATTTTGAAAATGGTTTGTCCGTTGGAAAATCCGCCACCATCTACAGTGGTATTTCTACCATTGCCTCTAACGTCCAGTGGGTTGCTCAATACACCGCTGCGCCAGAGGCTACCACAGTGGATTTCTTCGCTTGTTATTCAGTGCTAATCTCGCTTGATATGCGCGGTTCAGGTGTCTTCTCCGTCTCGGTATAATTTGCTGCCTTCGCCATTAATTCATAATGCTCTTCATCAAAGCCAGGGAATTTCATTCTATACCAGTCCGCCCCATAGATTTCGTAATTAATATTGTCTGGTATTTCTATAGTCTCGTCTTCATCGTCTTCTACTACTTCTACTGGAATTAAGTGCTTGAACATATCGTTAAGCTCTTCATCAGTTATATCGTGGAACTCGGGTTTGTCTGCTTCAGTCATATCATCAAGAAACTTAATTTCGTCGCCACTAGTATAGCATTTAATTCTATCCATATATTATAGAGCAATATTTTATTCTCTCCCTATAATATATGCCCCAGTATAGTGATGAATCTAGTTGTAGTGAAAGTGAAAGTGATTGCGAAGTAGATGTTATTCTTAAGGAGTTGCCTAAAGCGGAAGTCGTTAAAAAAACAAAACGTGCTTATACTCGTAAGAAACCCATTGATGACGATAGTAGGAAAATGACGGCGGATAAACTACAGAAAGCACGCGCCGCTAAATCGGTTAAATCAAATGCTAAAAAACAAGCAGACCAGCAGGAACTAGCGGAACTTAAGGAATTAAAAAAACTAAAGGCAGAAGGCAAATTGAAAATTAAAAAAGATAAAATCGTTAAACCGAAAAAAGAAACTCCCGCACCTATTACGCAAATCCATCATCATTATCACGGAGACGAAGATGATAAAAAACCACGCAAAAAGAAAGAACTACAAGAACCATATATACCACGAGTCCCGCAAATGCTATTCGCTTAATGTTGCTATATAGTATATGCTATGGACTACTGATATTGAAACAATACTTAACGACTTAAGAGAGAACAGCGTATATTTATCACAGCATCACAAGAAGAGATATTTCTACTACAAGCAAGTAAGCACATACTTTCGTGTCCCTACGATAATTCTTTCTTCAGTCGCATCTGTTGCCTCTGTAGGTCTAACGGCTTATGTAGAACAAGAAAATATTTCAGGTATAGTCTGTCTTATGTCCCTAACCATCGGTATTATCAATTCAATAGAATTATACTTACGTATTCAAGATAATCTAGAGAATGAGTTAGAGACGAGTAAAAAATATTACAACTTGAGTATAGACTTACATAAAATATTAAATCTTTCGCAAAATAACAGAGAAGGCGAGCCGAAGAAGGTATTAGATACCTATTACAAAAGGTATATTGATTTAGTCGCAGAGAGTAATTTATTATCTACAACCTATCCAGATAAATTATCTAAAGTCCCGAAAATAAAAAGCATTTTTGAAAGAACAGATAAAAAATTAAGTAGTAGTAGTCCCGTAGGCAGCAGCACATCTTCATTAAATAGTAATCCGTTAGATGATAGTCCAGATGCTATTTTGTAAGTTGCTTTTTCATAAGACTATCCACGTAGAGAATAGACTTTTTTTGTAATTCACGATTGTCCATATTACGTGTTGTTTTAACAAATTGTTTGGCAGATTTTCCGTGAGAACATTTTTTGCTTCGTGTATGTTCCGCCAGATTTTTAACAATGGCATCACAATGGACGCAGACTGACCATTTTCCAGAACTGATTTTTTTCACGTCGGTAAGTTTTTCGCGCGGGTCTATTACCGCCATACAAGCACGATTTTCTACCCCTTGAATGAGTTCAGTATTACGCAATACTGAAATCAATTCCATTGCCTTATCACAATCCCCCTT